TTTAGAAATCTTTTTATTTAGCGCCTTTAAATGTGGCTGGCTTATCTTGGCTTGCATTATTCTACTTTTGTGGCCATAAGCGTAGTATAAAAATCCAATGTACTTTCGTACTTATCATTTATGCGGTAATTACCGCTTTCGCTATTTACTACTATCGTATCGCCTATATTAATCTGGTCTGCGCTCTTTTTACGCATTGTTATTTTTATCTCGGTACTAAGCGCTCGCTTGCCGCTTATTGTGTCAATTTCGCCTTTTACAATATCTACATCAGCCCAAAACGTTACGCTATATTCGGCGGTGTTATTCCAACCTCCAAACTCGTCTTGAACCCTTGTATATTTTGTAGCGGTTACCCTACTATTTAATTTGCCTGCCTGCATATTATATAAACATAGTTTTATACCCAGCTAAAATACTTTTAACATCAGTTGGCACTTTGTTTACGTTTCCAGCAGAAACAGAAAAATCTGCTCTGTTATCGTAGAAAGTACTAACCAATTGCAATAACGCTTGTTTTACTAAGCCATCGTTTAAACCAGTTGTTGTATAGGTAACTTTGACGTTATCGGCTGGGCCACCGTCTAATTCAATGCTTAAATCGTCCAAACCGTACTCTGTATATTGAGCGGCCGCCCCATTAATTAAAACGCTTACAACGCTTGCAATAGGCGCAAAAGGTAAATCAAATAAACCGTTTGTTGTCGGTAAATAGTAAGTTCTGTTTTTAGCTACAATATCGCGGCTAATAAAATTCTCGCACCATATACGCGCCTCTGTAATCATTTTCGTAATTAAGGCATCGTCTGCATTGGTGTCAATTCTTACATAGTCCTTTACATCTTGGGCCGTAATAATCTCATTCCCTAGCGTACTGTTTATTTTAACTTGTCGCATTGCTTATTTCTTTTTAGTTCTGCGCTTTCTAGGCGCCTTATCTTCTTTGGTTTCAATTACAACCTTTTGCTCTTTTTCCTTATGCTCAACTGCAATACCCACGGCTAAATACTGCCTAGCTATTTCAGCGCTTACTTCTACAATAGTATTTTTTTTATGCACTTGGCTGCCATTAACAACGCTTTTTAACATCAATAATTTCATTGTATTTATTTTTTGTAAAGATAAAAAAAAAGGCACTACCAAAAGATAGCGCCCTTACCATTAACCAAACTGAATTTATTATGAATCAAAACAGTAACGCAAAGTTATTAAATTTATCTCTATTTTGTTTATTTAATCGCATACTTATTTGACCGGTGTTTGGCATTATTAACCAATCGCCTGTCTGGTGCAAATAAATAGCGTAATACTCAAAGTCTGTTGGCTTGTACCTATTATTGCCCCATTGTAACATATCGTTTTTGTCGCCTCTATCGCTTATGCTCCTGGATTTAACTTGTATTTTAATAAGGCGCTTACCATTGTCAATTATGCAGTCGTAAACACTAGCGTCCAAAATAGGCTTTGACACTTGCAAACCTAACTCCATACAAATAGCAAAAAATTTGTATTCTGCCAGGCAACCAATTTGATTAATATCGGTTAGCATAAATCAAATATACAAAAAAAGGCGCCTAATGCAATTTAAGCGCCCTTTTCTACAAACATAAACAAACTACTTATTTCTTTTTAAAACTCGCTATAATCGTGTTTATTTGAAGCCCTAGCATAAAGCTAATAACTGTAAAGCTAAACCAGTTAAAGTTTATAAATGTATTTACCCACCAAAGGCCGGCAACCAATAATAATATAATAATGTTTCCAATTTTCTCGCTAGTCATAAGTTTAATTTTAATTAGTATTTAATTTTTTAATGCAAAGGCGTTGTATATCTTCAATTTGTCTGTAATCAAATACATCGTATATATCAACCTCCCCAGCAAATATATGGTAAATTTCAAACTCGTCGCCACTACCAGGGTAGTCAAACGCTCGTTCCTCGCCTTCGTAATATTCGCCTTCAACTGTAAGGCTAACATCTCTATAATTGACCGGTAATAATCTCATATTCTATTTCCATTTTTTTAATTAGTAATTCCCTTACTTTTGTCAGTTTGTTTTTAACCAGTGCATTGTCCGAAATATCGGCTAAATAAATGCAGTCGTTTAAATGCTCAAATACTTCGTCCATAGGTTGGTTGTTTAAAGGTTTGTATTTTTTGTCTTTTTTGATTTTTTTAAGTTTTGAATGTTATTTTTAAGAATAAATTCAGAAAATTCTAAAAGTGGTTCAGCTATCTCATTAATATTACTGCAATCAATTTGCCCAATCATTTTGCCATCTGTCACTTTGTTTAATAAAATTATATTCTTTAAGTATTTTTTTTCTTTTGTTTTATTATCAATCTCCCAGGCTTTGAACGATGATGAATTTACATATTCATTAATTTTTTTAAATTCGTCTAAAAGACATTTTGCAAATATTAAAGGAGCAATATTGGATTTCTCTAACTCCTTAATAAAATAACTAACTCTAGTTGTGTACTTGCGTAATAAACATTCAAATAAAATGCGTCTAATTTTTTTTGTGGTCATATCTGTTTCGTTTTGCTTTAGCTAATTTAAAATAAATTTTTAATATACCAAACAAAATGCAAAAATATTTTTAATTTATTTTTTAGGCATAAAAAAACCCCAGCCGTTAAGCCAGGGTTTAGTTTGTTATTTGCTAACTAATTAGGCAGTCTCTAAAGCTGCTTTGTCAGTTGCGAAGTCTCCAGTTACAAATCCTTTTGGCAAGTAGTTAGTTAAAGCTACTCGCTCGCTTACTCTTACGGTTACGAAACCATCTCTTACGTTAGTTCCATCTTCTCTAAAGAATTCAACAGAAACGTTATCTCTAACCCATAGTTGCGTACCCATTCCGAAGTTTCCAACTAAATAGTCTCCAGTTGGTATAGCCGTGTTAATTACAACAGGCACTCCTAAGAAAGTAGGCTGCAATCCAGCGTAAACAGAATCTTTAATATAGTGGTTATCAGAACCTTTCAATAATAAGATTTTGTGGAAATCTGTTGGATTAAGCATAATGTAATCAGCGTTGTAGTTAGATAACGCTAATTGGTTTAATGCAGCAGTTAATACGTCAAATTCGTTAGCAGCTTCTACCGCTCCAGCGAATCCACCAGCAGCAAATGCAGTTGCATCTGTAATGATACCAGACAAGTTAGACCCTGTACCAGCACCGCTTAAAATTTGCGTGTCCTCAACTTCTAGTAATTTCTCTGGCGCTCTTGCAGATAAATAAGAAGTAAGTTGTGGCGTATCTGCTAACATCTCCTCTGAAATACGGAAGTAAGTACCGATTTTTCTTACGTTAGCATCAGCAGCAGTCATATCGAAATCAGACTGGGCCATTGTAGCGCCTTCTGCAACTGGTGCAGCACCGTTAGAATATCCGCTTTCTTTTACGAATCTTACTACATCAGATGAAGTAGAACCTTGTGGAATTAATTGTCTTGCGTGTACAGGTCTTGTTGGGTCAAATTTGTACCCAGCAACTCTGTCAGCAGGAATAACCTCGCCAGTAAAATCAGCGCCAGTTGTCATATCTGCTTTAATTTCAAAAGAAGCAGAACGAGAACCACCTTTTACAAGGCTTTCGATTGCTCCGTCTTTTAATGCAGTTAATAAACCGTTTTTAAAGGTTGCAGGTTTAGAAGCCTCAAAACGCTTTTTGTTAGCAGTTTCGTTAGCGTCTAATCTTTCGTTAAGTTCGTTGAACTTGTTTACAAGGTTAGTAACCTCGCCTTTAATCATTTCGTCAGCTTTACCAGTAGCACTTTCTAATGCTTGACCGTAAGCCTTTTCAATTCTTGAATCAATTTCGTTAGAAATATTATCTAACTGTGATTTTAAATTTTCGTCCATTTTAATTTATTTTTTAAGACTGTTATACAAATATTTCAATACTTCGCTAACATCTTCGTTTTTTGTTTCCGGCAAAGTGTCCTCAACAGACGGCTCTGTGGCATTTACAAATAAAGATTTTAGTTTGTAAAGTTCAGCTTCAATAGCATAGCCTAACTCGTCGGATATATCGCCCTTACGAATTAGCTTTGCTAGGTTATCATATTTATTAGCTATTTTCTCAACATCAACATTTCCTTTTACGTCTAATATTAGGGCCTGGTCGTTTGCTGCTAATGTAACGGCGCTAATCTCAAAAAGTTTAACCTCTCTAATTTCACGAACGCCATTAACCATTGCTTTATTGATTGGCAATATACCAACGCTATTTTCGGTAACTACGCCAGCTTTAATTAGCTGCATTACGTCCTTACCTAATCTAGTTTGCGGTATTTCAGCTTCGAATACTAAACCTTTTTCGTCCTCGTATAGGTTTAACATTTTGCCTAGTGGCCAATCCATATTGTGCTGGTATAGGTAGCGTACACGCTCGCCATTTTCTTTAATGGTTTTGGTGTATGCACCCTTTGTGATTATATCGCCGTCTGAATCTTTGTTTCCAAAAACTGAACCGTAACCTTTTACGATACCGCTCTTATCGTCGGCATCTAACAGTTCGCCCATTGGCGATGCTTTATATAACATCATAGTTTATAAAATTTTTGTAAAGATATTAAATTTTGTTTTATTTAAGTTAGGCCAAAACCTATGCCTGTAATAATATCGGTTGTATTTGCGTCTGGCTTTGGAAATGGTGCAGCAGAACAACGGCAATTAACTACGTTCCTAGCATTACCACTACCAGGCCCAATAATATATTCCCCACCTACAAAAAAGTTTTTATTGAAATCTACTATTTGACCATTAGCAGCACCGTGCCATTCGCGTTCTCTGCCGTCCATTGACGTAATCCATTCCTTTTGCATATCCTGACCAGCGTACACGCTTTGAGCGCTACGCATTGTCGCTACATTTGCGGCCCTTGTCGCTTCTGTTCTAACTAAACGCCTAGCTTGGAATTTACTGTAATTATCATATTGGCGCATTAACATTCTAGCCCTTACAACTTCGCCCTCTGCCATAAATATAGGGTCAGCCATTAGCTTACGCAATACGCTCATTAAATTACCCTTTGCGGTGCCTTGTACTAACGTAACCCTTTCGGCCGCCACTTGCATACCATAGGAACGAAAATAAGCCCTCCAGCTTTCTTGCTCTTGGCTTGCGTCAAATTGTTTAGTAATAAATTTGTCTGAATTTTTAGCGTACCAATTAGCAAAGCGCATACCAATACTTTCGTAAAGGTTCTCGTACCCTTTTTGGAAGCCGTCTTTTGTAAATACCGCTAATAGGTCAGCATTATTTAAACCGCCGTTTTGTTTGTATATATCTACGGCCTTTTTGCTTTCAGCTATATAGTATTTGGTAAACTCTCGTAAACTTGCAGCTTCGGCAGTATTTAAAAGGCTTTCAAATTCCTTTTGCCATTTTGCCCTTTGCTCTTTAGTCATTTACTCTTGGTTTGGTTCGTCTAGTAATGGGTCTGGCATATTTAACGGCATAAGGTTAGCCGGTATAAAAAAGTCGTCCATTTGTACGTTATCCTCTCTGCCGTAGTACATTGCCTCGCGCTTTTCGTTTGGCGTTACCCACCACGCTTGGCTAAGTTGCCCTACTATTTTTTCTAACTCGTCCTGTAATTCTGGAACGGCGCTAAAATCAAAATCAATATAAACATTGGGGCCATACTGCGGCGCCAACCATCTGTTTAGTTCGTCTCTTAATTTTACCAACTCTGGAATAACCGCGTTTTGGTATAAAGCCTTTTTGGCTTCTTTCATATTGTTGTAAGTGCTGCTATCTGTATTGTTTAATAATTGTACCGGTACGTTGTAAACATTACAAAGGTCTTTTACAGTAGAATTATATTGTTCAATAAGCGCCAAATCAGTAGCAGGCAATCCAAAGTTTACCCAGCTTAATTTAGATGGTGTTATGATTATATCGCCAGCATTTTGGCTGCCCTGGTGCTGCTTTCTGAATTTATCTTTTAACGCTTGCGCTTGCACTTCGTTTATATCGCCCTCGTCGCTCATTAATATACCCCTAGCCGTTTGGTTCTGCAAATACTTAACCCCAGTAGTTAGCGCCTCGTTGTTTGCAGTTAAAGAGCGTAAACCAGCGCGCAATGGAGACTGTCCGTATAAATGCGTTCCTGTGCCGTCATAATCTGGGTTAAAATCTTTTATATGGCATATAGAATCTGCTGGCGCTTCAAACGTACCATTGTATTGCAGTTTGTAGCCTTGTACTGGCTCTAATATACCGCCGCTCATAATCTCAACGTTTTGCGAAGGCAGTACATAAAGTTCTGTAAATTTATTGGCGTTGTTTCCAGTTTCTGGCCCAATACCATAAATAAATCTGTTTCCAGTTAATTTACCAAAAGCAATAACTTCTGTAAGCCAAGCGTTATAAGATTG